TCCCATCCCTCGATCCGCATAGAGCATAGAGCCGCGCCATTTGGTAATTCCGGTAAGGCCCGTAAGGCCCCATAAAGGTGTATTGCCCAGCGCAATGATAACTTGAGGCTGTACCAGCGAGATCTCTTGAGCAAGAAGGGCAAGTCCGTCCACCACAGGAGAGAGGACCCAGCGGCCTTTGTGTTCTTTGTGTCCATCAGTTATCGCCTTCTTAGATTGCGCGAAATACGTAGAGATGTCATTAAACGGCGGACGAGTTCGGCAAACATTGGTGACAAAAGCCTCTGCTCGTGAGATTCCAGCCTCGCCAAGCATTCGATCAAGCTCGTATCCGGCAGCACCGACAAAGGGGTGGCCGGTTCGTTCTTCCTCTTCACCTGGAGCCTCCCCCACGATCATGATCGTGGCTGGTACTGGGCCTTCACCGTTGACGAGCATGCGATCCCCTCGAAAAACGGGGGCCGCAGGCACCCCCTAAGGTAACTTCCCAGCAGAGGGAAGAGATTGCTAAACCTTCGCTATCGAGTCGATCTCGTCGAGGATCTCACCTTCGTAGGGGATGTGCTTGATCTTGACCTTAATCATGCGGCCTTGCATGGCGCGCATGTTGAACGCCTGGCCTGGAACGTTCATGTTCACCGCTTCGCGCAACCGACGAAGCCGATTGTTCTTGCCCACCCCCCAATCGATCATGCCGCCCTCATTGATATCGAGGACGAAGCCGTATTTGAGGACGGCCTTGTCGACGCCCCCGAGGGCCTTCTGGACGTCCGGGTAAGCGCTCAAGTCGATCTCTACTGGGAAGTCGATCGCTTTCCACGGCCGACCGTCCTTCTCGCCCTCGCGGCCCTTTGGCTGGCCCAAGGTCGCTGTGAAGTCCATGCCCGCCGGGAGCGGCGGACGCCTTTGAAGCGCCTCAGTCGTGGTCGCGTCGAGGAATGTCTCTACATCAAATGCTGAAGTCATGTTTTATTTCCTTTTTGAGGGTTGGTCAGAATCGAAATAGTCTTCGGAGACAACGAGGAAGGCGACCGCTTCTTTAGCTGGCGTCAACCCCCGCAGAATGTGAACCTTGGCGACTTGGGTCTTCGGAACCTGATTCGCCACGACGAGAGCCTCGCCCTCGGTCGCATAGCCAAATACAACAACTTCCTTAATCATGTCTTCACCGTTGCGGTCAGACGACCGCCTCTTGAGAGCCACTTATCGATGATGGGTTTGAAGGTCGGCTGGATGCCATCTGCGATGGGAAGATTGCGGGCCTTTAAGTCGGCCTGCGAATTGGCCGTCGACCAAGTGAACTTGGTTCCGTCGCGGACGCTTAAGACGACGTCGCTGAACATCGGGGGGATCTTCGGAGCGAGAGCGCGGCCTAGCGTCGAGACCGTGATCTTCACGCCCCCAAAGACTTGGTCTAGCTCACGCTCCACATGGGCTGTCAGCACAAAGTGACACTTGCACCCGTCCGTCAGTTGCCGCACCAAGTTCTCTACGAGGCTCATCGCGATGCCCCAATCCGCTTGCGACCGAACCGGCTTACCCCCCACAACCAAGGACATAGCAATGGGGTTGATACCAGTAAGAGAGTCCATAGCAAGACAACGGTTAGGACCCCAAGAGTCCACAGGGCCAAACCGCTCGCCAGTGCGATGGTCTTCATAGTCATTGAGCGCTTGAAGGAGCCCCACGAACTGGTTATGTTTGCCACGATTGGGGTCCTGCATCTTATGGAGGGACTCTTGGGACTGGAGGTTTATCGACTGGGCGGTCGCGGCCATTGTCGCAAATGATCCTGGAGTTCTTGCGAGCATGTGCCAATGCACATTGCGGGGAACTTCAAGCTTTCGATCCGTCCAGTATCCCAGCGCTGTTTCAAGACCACTCTCTGTAAACAAGAGGAACAAGTCCACTCCCGCGTCAGCGATCGTTCCGAGGGCATAGGTTTTACCGGTTCCTGTAGGGCCTTCGAGGAGGACGTTGACGCCTGCCATGAGGCTCGCTTCGGAGCCTAAGATGATGTTGTTTTCGACGATAGCGTTCATCTATTTCTCCCACAGCCAAATAGAGACTACTGCGCCTATAGTCCCTGATAGGATGCCGCCGACGAAGCTCACTATCATCGAAGTAATGACGGCGGTATCGTGGTCGTGGATCTCTGAGCCGACTTGTCGGCTAAAAACAATAGCCCCCGCAGACCCTGCAAGGGCAACGGCTAAGCCAATTGCAATAGCGTAGCGGGGCTTCACGACTTTCTCTCGTAATGCTTGTCGAGAAGATCCAGGGCGACTCTAAGAGCTTCTCTCAAATCATGCTTGCCCCAAAAGGTCACGGCGGACGAGTCGTCGTCGCCTTCATGGTGCTGGAAAGGCCCCTTGTATTGCATAACGCCCCCGTGTTCCTGCTTGATCGTCACGGGGAGTTCGAGGTAGAACCGGATGCCGGTGAACCCCTTTTTCTCGACAAGTTCGACCCGAAGGGTCTGTTCCTCGGCATAGACATTAACTCGCATCACTATCTCCTTTTAGGACAGGCTTTCCTGGATAACTCCGCAAAAGTTTCGCTAACTCGTCTTGTAGTTCAACTACCTGCCGCGAAAGCCCTTTGACGGCCGTTCTATTCACTTGAAGATCAGCTTCTAGCTGCTTTATTCTAGCTTGCTTCTCTAGAAGCAAGTCGATGCAGGCTTCGTGGATGTTCTCAGTCATGGCTTTGTCTTGTCTAACGTCCATTCGCTATTGCACTCAGCCGCTGTAATAAGCCTCGTCTCCGTCCGCAACAGCGGGTTCCACGCGCGGCGCTCGAAGTGGGTTTCGAGCCACGGGGTTTCGTCCTGGGAGGCACACGGGAGGCGGAACTGGCACCCTCCGTACTCCGCGCAAGCATGATCGAAGTTATGTCGCCAGCGGCCCGTCTTGTAGCAATGGACGAGGTCCTCGACCCAGGAGAGCATCTCGGAAACCCAGCGGTCGATCGACCATTGGGGATGGTTGACGATAGCTTGCTGAGTGTCGTACTTCGTTTTGAGGATCGACACCCCGCGAATCAGCGCTCCGGTGACCGGAATCCCGGCCTGGCGGGAGAGCCAGACGTAGCCCATGAACTGGGATCGGAGATCCCATTGGCGGGTCCACGACGCCCCCAATTGGGTGGTGGTCTTCTCGTCGGTGATGTACCGGCCCCCAGCGAAGTTCAAAATCGCATCGGCGCGGCCGACGTAAATGAGCGGGTCCCCCGTGTCGGGGTTCTTGATCGGCAAGGGTTCGGCGAACGAGAGTTCGATGCCGCGCTTGCCGCCCGGCAACACGATCGGCGCGACCGTGTGATCGAGGGGATAGTGATCGAAGTAGAAATCGAAGGCCCCGAGCATCCGCTCGCGGCTCTTGGCACTGTCCTCTGGCGTCTGGAAGTCGCCATAGAACTCGGCGAGGCGTTTTTTGCCTGCTTCTACGCTGGTTGGAGCGTCCGCCCCGGCGACATAGAAGGCACTGCGCGCCGCTTCCATCCCGGCGGCGAAAGCGCCGCCTGCGTGCAAATGGACGCTGGGGAGCTTACTCTTCCAGTGAAGGACGTAGGACTTTCGACAGAGTTCGGGACAACTCTTGAAAGAGGCCAGGAGACTGGCGTCGATGAACTCGGGGAACACTCAGGCGCCCCAAAGTGTCGAGCGCACAACTGCGTTCGCGGCACTTGATGATTGACGACCAGCACGCACGGCGAGGTTCCGCAAATGCGGCAGGGAGCGTTGTAGGTCTGAAGGTAGAACATAATGGCGCATAGAATATCTCATAGTTGCTGGTTGATCAAGTCTTCAAGGTCCACTTGCGTGGACGGAGCCGCCGTAGGCTTTTTCTTACCCCGAGGCACCTTCGGGGGCTTCACTTTGGGCGCAGCCTCCATCCGGCCCTCGCGCAAGGCCGCGATTGCTTCCTTGTACTCCTCGACCGTGATGGTGAGGTCTTGGCATTTGGCTCGCCAGAGAGCGAGTTGTTCGAGGCTAGCCACTGGAGAGGGCCTCTTGGACTTTGCGGTCCCAATCGGCGTTCCGCCGGTCGAGTTCATCGGCGATCGCTCGAAGCTCCCACGGGGCAATGGCCCCGCCAACGGACGGAAAGTAGTAGAGATAGCCATCTTCGAGCGGGGCTAGTTCCTTGCGCTCGTCGCACATAGTAATGAGCCGCCGTTCGGCATCTTCCTTTAGGCTAGCCACGGGACCCCCATGGGACTATAGTCGGCCAATAATAGACGGTAATCATTACCCACGTATCAGCGCCCGACACGATCGAAGTACTCTTGGATGCGAGCGAGGAAGAACGCCTGGTAAGCTCCCATCGGAACCCGCCCTAGCGAGGTGTTGTGAAGGTGCTTGTCGAGCTTTTGCCGAATACTCGCGGGGAGAACGAGCGTCAGGCGAGTCGGGGTTTCGAGGTTCGCATGACGCGGCATCTAGTGGAGCCTCTCAATGACGCCGTCGCGGTCTTCCATGATGGCGAGGCCCAAGGTTCGGCCTTTGAACTCCGGCCGCTTGGTGATCTCGCGGATGACAAAGACCCCCAGTTGATCCATCAACGCCTCGGTCGAGAGGAAGTGGGTCGATTGCCAGCCGTCGAGCGCCCGTTTTAGCGTGCAGGGAAGACAAGTGCAATCGTTAGGCATGAGGCTTTACCTCTCCGCTGGCCTTGAAGTACGGGTCCACCCACGCACCCTCCAAGCGCTGAAGCTCCGTCATCAAGCGAAGGTGGCGATCTAGCTCGTCACCAGTGACTTCGCGGACCCAGTAGTTAGCGACTCCGGGTTCGAGGGGGTCTCGGAAGGGGTCACTTGGGGGCATGTGAAGATCTCCCGGATGGAGGAGGGGATGATTTCGACCACAACAGGGGCGTGGTACTCAGTCGCGTAGAGACGAAGCGTGGC